TCAAGGTATTGAGAATGTGGCAGGACGCACTAAGATGAGAGGAGTTATGAGAACTCTCGCATCTATCCGTATAAACCAATTGTTAAACGGAGAGATTCGAGAACCAAATCATCTCTTTAATTACGTGTTTAACCCTAGAGAATTATACCCATATAGAGGAAGAGAGTATAAGCAGACTCAAGGTTTGCTAATGACGGCCAACTATTTATCAGAAGCCGTCACTGCTGTTGCTGGAGCTTTTTCAGCATACCTCCTTTATAAAACAGGTACCAATGTATACCACACCGTGAGAGAATTTACCATTTCACCAAATATTATGGAACTAATTAAACAGCACTTATTTGATATTGTTGCTTTCCTTACCGCTTATTATAAGTGGCATCAAGGAAAGATCACTACAGCTGAGTTGATGTTGATTGTTGCAGGTATTGGTGGGTGGATACTTTCTCGCAAAGCCTTGCTGTCGTCGCTCGCGACATTTTTGCAGTCAGTCCCGACTCATTCAACTAACAGGGAGACGCAAGGCTTTGAACCAACCACTTTTATAGAGAGCTTGATTAGTTTGGTATCAATTTTTACACTCGGATCACTTAACGGAATAGATTCAAAATCTATAATGGGAAGTGTCAGAGGTTTGGGAGCAGCCATTTTGACAGTCAAGACTGTGGAACAGTGTTTTGTGAATATTATTACGTATTTGCCAGATATTGTCCAAGTCATAATTGCTAGAACGGTCCCTGCCTTTGGACTTTATGTCAAGTTGAACACAGACCAGAACTTCAAAGATTTTATTGTCAAAACACACAAGTTGCAAGATTGCGGATTGTACGATATGTACTACAATTCACATAACTTGGCAACCTTTTTGAGACAGTATAATTATTTGAAGAGATTGGTCTTGGACGACGACAATATAAATAGCGAGTTGCATAAGTTGATCCCGGACATAATTAAGTGGTACGATGACAAGTACCTGGGAGCGGCCGAACTAGGTCTTCTCCCTGGAAAGCGAAAGTTACCTTTCGTTATTTGGATAAGTGGAGACCCTGGTATCGGAAAGAGTACATTGGTACCAGATTTATGTAGAGAGATACTCCGAGGAAAGTACATGGAGATGGGAGACGAAGATATTAGTAAGTATGTTTACAATCACAACACGTCAAATAAGTATTTTGATGGGTATAATAATCAGCCCATCTTCGTTTTGAATGATTACTTGCAGTTCGCACAGGAGAATGAAGAGCAGTGGTTAATTAGATTTGCAGATACGCTGGACTGCCCCTTGGAGGTTTCATCCGTGGATAATATAGAGCTTGGTGTGAAGGGAGAAGTCCGTTTTACATCACGTATCATTATTATTACGTCAAATGTTACCTACCTTTCGGCGTCAAATACAGTTACAAGCGTGGAAGCATTCAATCGTCGTAGAAACATAGTTATTGATATGAAATGGAAACCAAATGCCAGTATCGATTTCCACCACTTCTATTACACCTGGGCAAACATTAGGAGGAGATCAGCATTAGAATACGGACCACAAAGTTTGGACATGCCAATAGAAGGATTGGATGAATTGTTCACTATCGTCGTAGAAGAATTAGATTTAATGAGAATAAGATCGTCGTTTGTACACGATAAACAGCAGAATGAAGTTACAAGTTTGCAACGCGAAGTCAGGGCCAAGCATGAGGCACAAGGAGCATATACAAATATGCTAAACAAGCTGTGGGATAACCTCAACTACTATGGTAATAAGGAATTTTTGGGTATAAAACTCAGGTACCTCATTCCCCTTGTAGTTGGTGGAACATCAGCAGCTTACCTTTTGTACAAGAAATGGATCCCAGTTTTTGTCGGTAAATTCACACAAAGTCTATCAGGAGACGTGTCGACATCGAAGATCAAGAAAATCACAAGACCACTCCGTAAAATAACAATGGGAGCCAACAAGAATAACATGGAGGTAGCAGATAAGCTTTACAGAAACACCGTAAAGATTACAAGTATTGTAACCGCACCAGACGGACAGAGAATTTCACAGACTATGTGGGGTTGGGGGATTGGAGGATCGCTCATACTCACACCAAAGCATTTGTGGAGACGAGGTACGCTCGAGGCTAAAGAGGGAGACCTTTTTAAAATCGAAAGAGCGGGCATTATCTCAGAATGCTATGTCAACAAGGAGAATTTATACTTCTTTGAAGAAGAGGATTTGGCAGTTGTGAATATACATTCATATACGTCATCTGCATTCAAGGAGATGTCTAAATTTTTGCTTGATGATAAGCATTACATAAATGAAGCGGGAGAAGATGCCTTGTTAATTGTTCCAAGAGAGAATGCAAACAAGCCTGATGCTACTTGGCCTGCTCTTATACCTGTTACCGCATACATTACAGACGCGCCCTATAAGGATGAGTTTGGTGAGGTGTATGAAGGTAGAGGTATATGGCAGTACAATCAGAAGATGGTCAAGGGAGATTGTGGATCACTACTTGTTATTAGCACCAACAACGGTATGAAAATAGCGGGTATGCATGTCGCGGGTGACAATTACAGTGGCAACGCTGAAGTTTTCACACAGAGCATGTATGATCAAGTAGTTTCACATTT